GCTCAAGCCAAAGCAAAACGCATCAGCGCACGAAACAAGGCCAAGTAAATGCAAATACCAATCCTCAACGGTATTTTCACCGACAACACCCCCGAGCTGCGTACATCGTACCCGGTCAATTTAATGCCTGTTCCAAAAGTGTCGGGCATCAGCAATGGGTTCTTGCGTCCCGGTGATGGCATTGTTGCCAACGGCACTGGCCCAGGGGTTGACCGTGGTGGAATCAACTGGAATGGCGATGTTTACAGGGTCATGGGGACAAAGCTGGTGGAGATCAGCAGCAATGGTGCAGTGACCATTCTGGGCGATGTGGGCAGCGGTGGGCTTGTGACCTTTGATTACAGCTTTGATGAGCTTGCAGTGGCATCTGGTGGGAACATTTACTTTTGGAATGGCACTACCCTAACGCAAGGCAGTTACCCGCTGGTAACCATTGGGCCAATCATTGATTTTTGCTTCATTGATGGGCGTTTTATGCTCACTGATGGAGAACGGTTGTTCCTTACAGACATTGGCAATCCGCTGGTTATTGGCGCATTTGCCTTTGAAGAGCCTATTGCCGACCCAGATCCAGTGACATCGCTGCTGCGTTTGCGGAATGAGGTCTACGCCATCAACAGATTCACGATGGAGGTTTACGACAACCTCGGAACTGCTGTGCCGTTTCCATTTGGCGTGATACAGGGCGCACAGGTTCAAAAGGGCTGCGTTGGTGTTCAGGCTTGCTGTGTCTATCTTGACCAAATTGCATTCTTGGGCAGTGGGCGCAACGAAGCCCCAGGCATTTATACTGCGGCCTCGGCAACCACTCAAAAAATCAGTACGCAAGAGATTGACAACATCTTGCTGGACTTCACAGAGGCGCAGTTGGCCTTGGTCAAGATTGAGGCTAGAAACGACAAGAACCATGAACATCTGTATGTGCATCTGCCCAACCAGACGCTGGTCTATGACGCATCAGCATCACAGGCACTGCAAACCCCTGTTTGGTTTATCTTGGTCAGCACTTTGACAGGCCTTGCCCAATACCGAGCCAGAAACATGGTCTGGGCCTATGACAAATGGTTAGTGGGTGACCCGCAGTCAAACAGCATCGGCTATCTGGTTCAAGACATTGGCAGTCATTGGGGCCAACAGGTCTATTGGGAATTCGGCACGCTGATTGTCTATAACGAGAGCAATGGCGCCATCTTTAATGAGTTGGAGTTGGTCAGCTTGACGGGAAGCGTTGCCCTTGGCAAGAATCCGCAGATCAGCACCAGCTACTCTTTAGATGGCAAGTCGTACAGCCAAGAAAAGTTTATCTCAGTTGGCACGATTGGCAACACCAAGAAGCGCCTTGCATGGTTCCAGCAGGGTCACATGAGGAACTGGCGCATTCAGCGATTCAAGGGCGACAGTGATGCCCATGTGTCATTTCTGCGACTTGAAGCTCAGATTGAGCCACTGGCATACTGATGACCAAGTTAAACCTCACCCGTGACCAGCTTGCGCTGTTCTTAACCGATCAGCAGCAGATTCGGCAGTTTGAATTGTTGTTTTCTACTGTTGACCAACTGCAAGTTATTACAGGCACAGATTTTGAGTATCAGGCAGATACGGCGGCAGCCACAGCAAATAGCGCACTGGCCCAACTAGCAGCACTGGCCCAAGAGTCGGCCATCAATTCTGCGCTGGCTGAGAACAAAGCAAATCAGGCGCTGGAGCTGGTGGACAGTTTGACTAAGGCGGTCCAGGCATTGCAGTTGACTCCATTGCCAAGTCAACTGGATACGCTGACAAAAGCCATCGAAGGCTTGCAGATGACCCCACCGCCACGGGAGTTCAAAAGGGCAAGATACGGCTCGTTTTATGACACCACCACTCAGACAGCCACCACCATTAACACAGCCAAAGCCATCACGTTTAACAGCACAGACTTGAGCAACGGCGTATTTATAGGTACGCCAACCTCACGAATCATTGTGGATAGCGAGGGCATCTACAACTTTGACACATCGTTTCAGTTGGACAAGACATCAGGCGGCACGGCTGAGTTCTATTTTTGGTTTCGGCTCAACGGCACAGACGTGCCAGACAGCGCCAGCCAGATTAGGATTCAGGGTAACGATGCAGAGATTTTTTCATCGCTGAATTACTTTTTTGACCTTAAGGCTGGCGATTACGTTGAGATGATGTTTTCGACCACCAGCTTAAGTGTTGAGTTGCTTTCTGTTGTCGCAACACCACCAGTTCCCGCCATTCCGTCCATAATCCTGACAGTTTCAAACAATATCGGAGGTGTCCAATGACCGTCACAATAAAAGTGCTGATTCCCGCAAAACAGGCAGAGAACAGCCAAACCACCCAATACACAGCCGTAAACGTCAAGGCCATCATTGACAAGTTCACGGTGACCAATACCAGCGCCAACAATGTAACTTTTAGTTGCAACTTGGTAACAGTCTCTGGTTCAGCGGGGGCGTCAAACTTGATTGTTGATAGCCGAACCATCGTGCCAGATGAAACCTATACCTGCCCAGAGCTGGTGGGTCAGGCGCTAGAACCAGGTGGGTTTATTTCCACAATTGCAGGGACGGCGACATCGCTGACCATTCGGGCTTCTGGTCGTGAAATCAGTTAAGGAGTAGGACATGAAAGAATTTATGATGATTCCCAAAGGCTTTGCTGGCCTACCGATGGACGAGGGATTCTTGACTACAGCCGAGAACAAGAAGAACTACGCCATTGCTGTGCAAGATTGGAACTATGGCCCAGAGATGCCAACCAATGAGCCTGGGGCCAACAAAGAGTTCTACTCAGGGCTGGCAGAGGCCATGCAGTGCGATGAAAAAGACGCACGGCGCAAGCATTGCTCAAACTGCGGTTATTACGACAACAGCCTAATGGCACAAGTTCGGCTAGAGCGCATCCCAATGGCGGCTTATGACAAAGGCGCAGGGTTTCGAGGTCACTGCGAAAAGCTGAATTTCATCTGTAATGACATGAGAGTTTGCCAAGCATGGGAAGATGATGAGTATGAGGATTGAGTAAAACTGTGCGAAAATCGAGCCGCTGAGTCTATCGGGCCACCAGCAGCTCACCCTGAACAGGAGTTGTGCATATGGTCACGGTTGGCATCACAGAGCAGCATTTAGTAGAGGTCTATGCCGACCCCTACATTGCAAAAGTCGGGCATGACCATCGCCCTGCTGCGCCAATACATGACCCGCAAGTAACATACCTGTCAGCGTGGGTTGGTGACAATTTTTCAGGCGCTTTCATTGCCATTAAGCAAAGCCCTGTTGAACTTGAACTTCACGCCTTACTCAAAAAATCAGCACTCAAGCAATCACGTGATCTCGGCCTAGACTGTTTGGCATGGGCTTTTGCCCAACCAATTTTGCGAGTCACCGCTTACATCATTGAGGGGCTTGAGTCTGCAAAGAATTATTGCCTCAAATTGGGTTTTAAAGTAGAAGGCTGCTTGCGTTCTGCCTGTGTGCAAAACGGCGTGGTCAAAGACGTTTATGTGTTGGGTATGACCCGACAAGATTGGGGTGTCATATGAGTTTTATTCGCAAAGCATTGGGCAGCATCACTGGCGCAACGGCAGCAGCCAGAGGAGCGCAAGAAGCCTCAGCAACACAAGCAGCCTCAGCAGAAAGAGGCATTGAAGAACAGCGCAGACAATTTGACACAATGGTTGAATTGATGTCGCCATATTTAGCTGTTGGCGCACCAGCCCTTACAGCGCAGCAGGCTCTTATTGGACTGCAAGGCCCAGAGGCAGAACAAGCAGCAATTGATCGACTTACTGGTGGCTCAAGATTCCAGGAATTGACACGACAGGGCGAAGAAGCTATTTTGTCTCGGGCATCGGCTACTGGTGGATTGCGTGGCGGCAACGTACAAGCTGCACTAGCACAGTTTCGTCCGCAATTATTGAATCAGTTGATTGAAGAGCAATATAGCCAACTTGGTGGTCTGACGAATATTGGGCAATCTACAGCCGTTCGTCAAGCCGCTGCTGGACAGCAAACAGGTCAAAACGTAGCAAACTTGTTGGCTAATCAAGGCGCTGCTTTGGCTGGCGGTCAATTGGCAGCGGGTAATGTGAACAGGCAAATTTTCGGTGACGTTCTAGGCGCTCTAAAAACTGGTGGCGAGGCTTTTAAGGCATTTAGCGATCAACGGCTTAAAAAGAATGTTAATCACATTGGGACTCGCAAAGATGGTTTGGGCGTTTACGAATTTGATTACATCTGGGGCGGCGCTCGACAGATCGGGTTGATGGCGCAAGAAGTCCAAGCCGTATACCCTGAT